TGATGCCTTCCTTCTCCAGTCTGGCGCGCAGTAGCTCGATGGTGTGGGTGAAGGGTACGAAGACCAGCACCTTGTGGCTGGCTTCCTCGATGACCTCCAGCACGGCGTTGAGGCGGTTGGACACGTCGAACTCTACGACTTCTCCAGTATCCGAATAGACGGCACCCCCGCTGATCTGGAGGAGTTTGTTGAGCTTGGTCGCTGCGTTGACCGCGCTGACTTCTTCGCCCGCTGCCTCGATGAGCAGCTCGTTCTTGAGTGTCTTATAGTACTTCGACTGCTGCGGGGTCAGCGGCGCTTCGCGTTCCACATGTGTAACTTCCGGCAGGTCGAGGCAGTCTTTCTTCTCGAAGCGGATGGCTGGCTGCAGGACATTGTGCACATAGGCGGGGGCGTCCGGCTTTGGCGTCCACTTGAACTTGGTGACTTGGTACATCGTCTCGGCACGGAAGTGGCTATAGTACTTTGGTGCTCGTTCCGGATTGACTAGCTTGGCGAGACCGAACGCATCCAGCGGACTCTGCGCTGCTGGCGTACCAGTAAGCATCCATAGACGTGGGTCTGTCACCTTGAGGATTTCGTTGAGTACCTTCCACCGGTTGGTCGTTGCTGTCTTGTAGGCCGACGCTTCGTCCACCACGATAAGGTCGAAGCCCCCTGCGATGACGTCGTCTTTGACGATAGCCAAACCATCGAAGTTGACGACGACGAACTCCGCGCCTGCGTTGATAACAGCAGAGCGCTGCTTGGCTGCACCATGGGCGATACCGCACGAGCGGTGCATGGCGAACTTGAACAGGTCCTGCTGCCACGCTGACTTCATGATGGACAGCGGGCAAAGCACCAGCACCCTGCTAACCTCGCCGCGTTTCATGAGGTAGTCCGCTGCCCAGATGACGCTGGCTGTCTTGCCGGTACCCTGCTCGTTGAAGCAGAACGCGCGCTTGTGCAGCGTGAGGAAGGACGCGGTGGTCTTCTGATGTTCAAACGGCGTGAGCTTGCCGGTCCACGTATAGTCCCGCAAGATGGGTGACGGCACGTCAGGCACCCCGTAGGTGACCAGTGCTTGGGCTTCTCGCAGCCCCCACTTAACTGCTACCTTGTTAGAACCTACGCGGGCGCTGTTGCTGAGGTTGTCGGTAATCAGGGTTGGTTGTGAGTACTCGAATACGAGCGCCTTGTTGTCTACGATCTGCACAGTTTGCTCCTTGTGCGGTTACTTCTTTTTACGCTCCCTCGGACTGATCTCCGAAACGAGGTTGTGCTTCTTGTCCCGGTCGAACGAGCGGTTCTTCGCCCTGCTCTCGACACGCAGCCCAGTGCTATTGTTGCCGCCCTTATCGAAGGCCTTGACGTGGGCTACGTCCTTGCCGTCACCCTTCTTGACCTTACCTACCTTCATCAGCTTGGCACGGGCTGCGTTGCGCGCGGCGCGGTTCTTCTTCTGCTCCGGACGTGCCTGATAAGCAGCGGCAGCACCCGTGTACTTGCGGTCCTTCGGGTTCTTGTATGGCATCACTTCCTCCGGGGCTTCCAGTGGGCGCATTCTACCACAGGGCACCATCCACACAAAGGGCCCGACTTCGGGTTGAACACCCCGTGCTCCATGGCATCTTCGAGCTGACCCAGCTTCTCGTCGAACACTGAGATGTACTCGTCGAAGTTCTCCCGGTAGTGCGTCTTCTTCGGGAACTCGTTACTGACCACGTATAGCAGCCCGGACTTGATGGTCTGCAGCTGCGGAAACTTAACGAATAACGCAGCAGCCATAAGGTCGAGCTGCTTCATGTCCGCATACTTGGCGTTCTTCCCGGTCTTGTAGTCGATCATCCATGCTTTCTCGCCGTTGACGATCAGCAAGTCTACGATGCCCCGGTACCACACGTCCTTGTCGAAGAAGCTGCAAGGGTCGTAGCCCCACGACGTCTTCACCAACCCCAGCTTGAGCTCACAGTATTTCTCGCCGGGGAAGGCAGCAAGCCGTTCCACGATAGGCCGCATGAAAGCGAACTTGTCAGGAACCGGCTTGCCGTCACGGATGAACTCCTCCGCTGCGAGGTGTACGGCAGTACCGTAGTCCGCCTCTGGCCCCGGCTCGTCCTTGACGTCCTTGACTACCTTGAGGTGGAAATACTTCTTCGGGCATTGCTCAAAGGTCTTGATACTGCTGTACGACCACGCTGGCACAGGGGCTAGTCCTTCTTCTTGAAACGGCCAGTGTTATCGCGCTTTGGCTGTGCGTCAATATACCCATGCCAGCGCCCGCTCACATAACCAAGGATGCCTGTGGTAACGCAGGCGACGATATAGAGTGCGATGTCCATACTACCTACTCCTCCCTTCTAAGCGGTCTGCAACCAGCTTGGCGTAGCCCGCGATGTCGATCCAGTTATCAACGTAGTCAGGATCACCGTTGACGATGCGGCCCAGCTTGGTGGCGATCAGGTCCAATGCTTCCTGCTGATCGACCCGCAGCGTCTTGCCACGAGCGTAGAGGTGCTTGGAGATGATCGCCTTAACCTCCTGCGCTACCCCGGCAGTCCCTTCGAACGATCCGTAGTTGGTGCCGCGCTCTTCAAGCACTGTGTCAACGTTTGTGTTTTCCTCTACCATTTCCGGGTATCCTTATCGACGCGCAGAAAGTCCCCGTGGCGGATGCGACGGCCCCATGACCGCTTCTGTCCACTGGTCATCTGCTTCCACTCGACCTCGATGTCGAACCGCTCCGCCATGAGCTGCAGGATGCTGTATTCATGGTCCGACAGATACGCAGTGTATCCGCGTTGTAGCTTCTTCACTCTCATTTGAGGTTCCCTCCGCTCTTGAGGATGTCGCCACCGAAGACGTAGGTGCCGACATGGAACAGCTTGATGAAGGGATTGGCCCAGACTTCGCCCCCGTGCGCGCGCAGCAGCTCGCAGAAGTGGTAGTCTTCCGAAAGCAGAGCGCCGCTCTTGTCGATAGAGGTAGCGAAGAACTCGTAGGTCAGCGGCTTGTCGTACTCGCCCGTTTCCGGGTTCTGGAACGTACTCACCCGGTAGGTAGGCACGTGGGGCTTGAGATGCTCGAACACCCCACGCTTGATGAGCATGAAGCCAGTGCCGCCATGACGGACCTCGAAGCATCCGCTCTCATCAGTCTCGGAGTTGTTGTTACCCACCATGTTGAACACGAAGGCCCCGGCATGGTCTTGAAGGTCCGATTTGCCCGCGAGGGCAGCGCGGTTGATGCTATCCCAGTTCACTTCCTTCTTGGGGTAGATGCCGCACACGACGTCCTTGTCGGCAGCCAGCAACTGCGCGATGGCCTCTCCGTCGAAGCCGATATCGGCGTCGATGAACATCAGGTAGTCGTGCTCGCTGTCGAGGAAGACCCGGACAAGCTCGTTACGTGCGCGCGTAATCAGGCTCTCGTTCATGATCTGGCACCATGAAACACCGACCCCGATCTCACGCATCTTGGCCATGGTCATGAGCAATCCCTGCACATAGTGGCCGGTGCACATACCACCGTACATGGGAGTAGCGATCATCATCGACGGACGTTTCTCGACCGGCTTCACCTTGATCTCGTCAGTCATGAGAACCACCCCTTCACTGCATCCCACCAGTTACGGCGGGCCTGCTCCGCTTCTAGCCGCAGTTGGGTCATCTCAAGCTCGTTCTTGGTCTCGGCCAAGTCAGCGAGGGTGCCTTTGAACACCTCGATCAGCGCATCTTGCTGCTCGGTCATGAGGTTCAGCGCCTTGTAGATGTCGGCCAAGTGCCGCAGCACCAGAACCTCGCGCTCAGCGGTCGGGGTCGTCGGGCCTTCCGGCTCCGGCTTGGTCTGTGCGGGGTTCCACACAGGCTGCGTATCGACCACCAGCTTGGGCTGCATTACCTTGGGTGCAGGCTGCTTGCTGGGCTTCTTGGGTTTGGCAGCCGTCACCGCACCCGACTTGTACTTCACGTGGTAGACGTTAGCATGCCGCCCACATCCGTTGGAACGCGTGCTCTTCACACCCCGTACCGCGACAGCGCCGCGTTTCTCCATCTTGGAAAGGGCGGAACGAATTGCAGCGACGGTCAGGTCCGGTAACCACCCACAAAGTTCTTCAGCGGTCAGGTCCGGGTTACGGTGAAGTACAGTGTAACTACGGCGAGCGGTCTCGCCCCGTGCAGATTTGGTAGGCATTAGCTTTGCTCCTTCTTACGTACAATTAGTTGGTACCCGACGTGAACCGGTTCGAGCTGCTCCGCAAAGATGTTGCAGAACGCGTCAATGGCGATCTTGGGCCGGTGCAGGATGTCACGCGGGCTGCCCCACATGTAATCGTCGAACACCATGATCCCCTGCGGCTTAAGCAGAGGCCAAGCCATGCAAGCATCAGTCAGCACGTCAGGGGCCGTGTGGCTCCCGTCGATGTAGACGAAGTCGAAAGCGTTTCCCTTAGCGTGGTGCAGGAAGTCAGCCATTCGCTGTACCGAAGTACCGGGGCACTGGAACACACGGCGTTCAGGGAACTTCCTAGCCAGTAACGTCATGTTGTCGCGGAACCGGTCCTCAACACTCTGCATGTCCTCCGCGCCATGCTCCTCGCCACCTTCCCACGTGTCGATGCAACGCAGTTCGTCGCCCTCGACCATCATGTTCTCTGCAATCCAGACTGCGCTGCGGCCCTCGAACGAGCCGATCTCAAGAAACTGGCGGTACCCCGGTTCCCCCGGCAGCAACGGGATAAGCTGCTCCCAGACCTGCGGTGACCAGTGGAACCAGTCCTGCGTGAACTTGTACTCGCTCATAATCCTAGTGCCTTCTTGATGCCTGCGTTGATGGCGGAATCCAGACTTTGTGAAGTAGTGGTGGTACCAATCCCGAGACTTCCAGTGCTGTCGATCCGCAGGGCTTCTCGTCCTGCCGTAGATATTTGTGCCTGCTGGGCAACCTGATGCCGGATCGCCGTAGCCTGCTGCTCGTAGTACTCCCGCTCGGATTGCTCCTTGCGGCGGCGCTCCTCGCCGTTGAGCAGCTCGTCCATTACCCACTCATGGGCCTGATCCATGTAGATGCCGCGTAGCTTAGCGCTAAGGGCCTCCGTGTCTTCCGGTGCTCCCCATTGCTGTACGCTGCGAATAGCGGGCTCCCAGCGTCCTTCCCTAAAAGACGGCTTTACCTGCGACATGAGGTACTCGTCCCTAAACTCCTCCGGATGGCTCTCCATCCGAGCGAGCAACAGCTCGGTTACCGGGTGCAACTTCTTATCCTCCATAGCTTGCTCCTATCTTGCTCTCACAGTTAAGCGGCAGGCCCATCGCCCACTTGGGACGGATGCGCATGCAGTCTTCAACAAACTTCCGGGCCTCGTCGGCCTCTTCTACTCGTGCGATAGCACCCACAGCGTCATGGACCGTCATCACCACGCGCAAGCGCCGCGCGACCATCAGCATCTGCTCACCGATCACGATGCGCGCCAGCGCCTGACAGACGTTCTCGACGACCTTCCCACCGTATATGCGGTTAGGGATAACGGTCTTACCCTTCTTGGTGTCGTATACGATCTCGGTCTTGTTGTTGCTCCCCACCCTGCGCAGGTTG